AGAGCATGCAACAGCGCCGCAACGAGTTCATGCAACTGACCGCCAATCCGTTCGACATGCAGATCATTGGACCTGCTGGTCGTGCTGAGCTTCTTCGCGCAACAGCCAAGTCGCTCAACATTGACGTCGACAAGATCGTGCCGAAGCCTGAGGAGATCCTGATGGCACAGCGCGCGCAGCAGGAGGCAATCGCCGCAGCAGCTGAGCAGGCTCAGCAACCTCAACAACCGCAGCCTCCAATGCTGCAATAGGAGACCACATGGGAAAATTTGCATCATTCGCTGTTGGCGCAGGACAAGGCGCACTGGCAACCAAGCGGTACCAGGACAGCCTGAGCCGCGCCAAGAAGCAAGATGAACTGCTTGCTGCCGTGCTTACTGGCGGCATGAAGAAAGACCCGATGTCCAATACCACGTTCGACCCCGAGACGGGTGGCACGATGGATATGACAACGGGTAAGGTCACCTATCACCCAGCCGACATTGATGACCTGGATTCGCAAAAGCGTATGCGCAAGATGGCAAACGGCGGCATGGTCCAGCCTATGCCCCAGCACTGGGACAAGATGTCCTGGCAGCGCGTATCGTTCAAGAAGTGATCCTTCCAAAACAGCGCGAACTGGTCGAGCGTCTGAAACGGGACTCAGACTTTCAACAGTTCGTGCAGTACCTTATTCAGGAACGGGAAGTGAGGCGAAATGACCTGGAGTCGGCAACCGTTGCCGTCCAGGCTCACAAGCTGCAGGGATACTGCCTTGCACTTTCCGACCTGATAAAGCTGTGTTCGCCTGAACACAAGTAACCGCCGGGAGACCGGCAACAACCCGCCCTGAATTCCAGTCACGTAGGCAGAGACTCCGAAGAGGCTCTCTTGCGCGAGGGACATGGCTCAGAGGAAATGTAATGTCAAGACTACCAAGAGCAGTTGAGAAGCAAGCCGAGCTTGCGGATCAAGCGTACCAACAAGCGTATGGAACTCCGGACGGCACCACACCACCGGCTCCAGCACCAACCGTCAAACCAGCACCTGCTGATACGACACCACCGCAACCGACTGAGCCTGTTAGTAGCGCTCCTGCAGAGGACCCCGCGAAAACCAGTCAGCCGCCTGCCGATAAGCCCGCTGATGAAAGCGGCGACCTTGACCACTGGAGGCAACGCGCCAAAGTGGCTGAGGGTCGTCTTGCGAAAGAGATGCCCCGCATGGCACAGACGATCCGCGACCTGCGTGATCAGCTTGCCTCTGCAGAGCAGAAGGTCGCATCGCTTGAGTCTACCCCTGTTGCAACCAACGATGGCATCAAGCCAGAAGAGGTTGAGCAGTACGGTGCGGAGTTCATTGACATGGTCAAGCGCGCTGCAAAGAGCGCGACTGGCGTAGATGGTGATGTCAAGAAACAGCTTGAACAGGTGACGGAGGCGCAACGCAAGGTCGCGCGTCAGGCGTTCTTCGCATCATTGAACCAAGACGCACCGCAGTGGGAACAGCTGAATACCGATCAAGACTTCCTGAATTACCTTTCAGGGCTTGACCCGTACACGGGACGCCCCAGGCAGGAACTCTTTGACGACGCTTATGAAAAGCTCGATGTATGGCGCGTTGCCAACTTCTTCAACTCTTTTGCGCAGTCACGACAACCAAGTGCTGAGTCGCGACCGCCAAGTCGTGCGAATCAGGTTGTGCCGTCCTCAACAAGGACAGCATCTCCATCCTCGCCGACTAAAAGGATGTGGACCACGGAGGACATCGCTCGTTTCTACGACGATATCCGGCGCGGGAAAATCACTGAGGCAGAAGCGGCTCGGATTGAATCCGACATATTCGCCGCTCAATCTGAAGGGCGTCTTCGTTGACGCAGACAATACCGTCTGACACGAGCGCTTAACACATAGGGGGCGGCGAGGACATAACCAAGGAGTTCAAAATGTCCATCTCCGTTTCTGGAAACTATTATGGTGCCGGTGCTGGCACCGACGGCTATACCGGGAAGTTCATCCCGCAAATCTGGTCCGGCAAGCTTCAGGTCAAGTTCTATAGCTCGACCGTTCTTGCGGAGATCACCAACAACGACTGGGAAGGCGAGATCAAAGACCAAGGCGACAAGGTCGAGATTCGCACGATCCCCTCGATCACCATCAGTTCGTACAGCAAAGGTCAGACCCTGACTTCTCAGGTTCCGACCAACAGCGTGATCGAACTGAACATCGATAAGGGCAAGTACTTCCAGGTTGTTGTGGACGACGTCGATGAGGTGCAGGCTGACCTCAAGCTCATGGACATCTTCACCAATGACGCTGCTCAGCAGATGAAGATTTCCGTGGACACTGATGTGCTGGCTGGCGTGAAAAACGCCGCTGCCCCCGCCAACCAAGGCGCGTTGGCTGGTGCTTTGAGCGAGAACATCAACCTCGGCGACGGCAATGCCACGGGTGGTCTGACCGGCGTTCAGCTGTCCAAGACTACGGTCATCAACAAGATCGTGGAAATGGGTCAGGTGTTGGATGAGCAGAACGTGCCCGAGACGGGTCGCTTCATGGTCATCCCCGCATGGATGGCAGCAATGATCAAGCAGTCCGATTTGAAGGACGCTTCGATCACTGGTGACACCCAGACCCCGCTGCGTAATGGTCGCCTCGGCACCATCGACCGCTTCACCCTTTACGTCTCGAACCTGTTGCCCACAGCAACCGGCGCGACTCGTATGGCTGGTGACAGCGGCGCTGGCAACGTGAAGGGCACTTACGTGTACGCTGGTACTCGCGATGCCATCACCTTCGCTTCGCAGATCACCAAGGTTGAAACCCTGCGCGCACAGACCACGTTCGGAAACATCGTCCGTGGCTTGAACGTGTTTGGTTACAAGGTGATCAAGCCTGAGGCGCTGGTCGAAGGCTTCTTCTACGCCTGATGAGCAGGGCGGGCTGGGGCAACTCGGTCCGCCCTTTCTACCAATGCTTCTACGACACAAACGAAACGGCAACATTTATTCGTATCACAAGGTCCTCATGGACAGTGGCGACTACGAAATCTTTGAAGAGTCAAAGCCTGTGAAGGCGGAGCCTGAACCCGCAAAGGTTGTTCGTCGCAGAAGGTCAGCCATCCCAAAGACCGGAGAGCCTCATGGCACAAACACCCAATGACATCCTCACCAGGGCTGGAGACATCCTCCAGGACCAGACCAACGTCCGTTGGGCGCAGGCTGAGTTGCTCCGCTATCTGAATGACGGGCGGCGTGAGCTTGCGATCCATCGACCTGATATCTACTCGTCCACCTTCGTGCATACGTTGGTAGTCGGGTCCCAACAAACCATCCCCACGGATGGAAACCGCTTCCTGGATGCGGTTCGCAACGTGACCTCAGCAGGCGTAGTAGGTCGCGCAGTGCGTGTGGTCGAGCGAGAAATCCTCGATGCACAACTTCCCGATTGGCACACTGAGACTGCGTCCACCTCCCTCAAGCACTTCATGTTCGATGAGCGCAGCCCGAAGACGTTCTACGTCTATCCGCCTGCGGTTGCTGGACACAAGCTTGAGATCGTGTACTCGAAGTCTCCCGTAGACATCACCTCGAACGACTTGTCGTCAACGGCAATCCTGGCGAACGAAGACATCTACTCGGGTGTGCTGCTGGACTACATCCTGTATCGCTCGTTCAGCAAGGACAGCGAGTACGCCGGAAACCTGCAGCGCGCAGGCGTGCACTACCAGATGTTTGCGAACAGCCTGGGCATCGGGAACCGCAAGCGCTACGCAACTTCACCCAACGTCGCGAACATGGATGGAGTCCCGTCCAAAGCGACACAACTTGATGCGGCGTAAACATGGCGACCCTCAGCGACTTCTATCCCTACGTCCTGCCGGAAATCCCCGGATGTCCAGAGATCACGGCGGATGTTGCGCTGCGGGCTTCGTTGATCGAGTTCTGCGAGAAGACGCTCATCGTTCAGCGTGATCACGATCCAATCACGGTTATCGCGAACAAGACGGACTATGACCTTGAGCCACCCACTGGGCAGCTGGTCACGAAGATCATGCGCGCTTGGTATCGAGACCAAAAGCTCGATCCGCTGGTGCCTGACAGCGTCGAGGCGGCGACCGTCTACAACTCGTTGTTC